TTCTTGAATATCCATTTGTTTGTTATCCTTCTTATAAATGGAATAAATTTGACTAACTCAACATCCCGTTGAATTAAGGTGAAAGGTTTTGATATTTGTTACGCAACATCCCGTTGGTTCAAATAGAAAGAAAGTTTTATGAGATAGATTTAGCTGGCCAGCTAAAGGAGTAATTACTTTTAGAAGAGAGTTAAGAGGTGGCTTAATGCGCTCTTAACTTCTGCGCTCTCGAATGGAGCGTTGGAAGGTTCATTTGACGTTTCGGAATTAGTTTCTTGTTCCGCTTCGTCATTTGTATTTATATTTTGTGGCAGTGCAGTTTCTTCAACTGGAGGCGCTGTCTCTGCGCTTGTCGCTGCTTCCTCGGCGCTAGTAGTGTCCACGCTAAGGCCCTTATAGCCCTGCGCGAGAAACGCTTTAGCGCGCTTTTGCGACATACCCACGTCACGTAAGACTTTTTCCATTTCACGTTCAGTTGGTACTTGTCCTTCTTCAAACATACTCTTCACAGAGTCGATTCTGCTTTGCGCGTTACATGGGAACGTTACGATAGATGTTTCTAGCAGTTCCACTTCAAGCAACAAGTTAGCTTTTTGCTTACTGTCGTATTTACTGTCTATAGTTACATAGCCGATAGATAGACCGTCCAGTGCGCCAGCCGCCAGCAACAGCAACGCTTCATCAGCTAGCTGTACGCCCTTAGTCAAGCGCCCTTTCAAGTAAAGCCCTTTACTGTCCTCGTATGCTTCTTCCCACACGCCGATTACTTTGGTTGTATCATGCTGCCAAAGCATTTTAATTTTTGTGCCTGCTTCAACGTGTCGTTTTAAGCTAGCGGTGAACGCGCCAGGCATTGTGATATCTTGCGCATAGTCTTTGAAATTAAAAGTATTTGCGTACCCTGAAATTTCACCAGTCTCTGCGTTGAACTCACTCAGCTTGAAGCGGTAACTTTTCTTCTGACTCATTATTTATACCCTCGTTGTTATTGTTATTTTCGGGTTCCTCAGTTTCTTCTGTTTCTTCTTGTGCTGCTGAACTAGCGTTTGCAGTGGCATTTGCCCATTGCAACTCTATAATTTCATCTAGCGTGCCGATAACTGAGTTGTTAGCTTGAACGTTGAAATTGTCACCAGTCTCTACTTTGTTCATATTCAACATTGAACGTGCTTCGTTCAACGTAATCATCCCTTTAGAGTAAAGTTCAGTTGCGTTTGTACGTTGCTGCTCATTATCACCACGTTTCAGTTCTGTTTCGTCTAACGCAAAACAAATACCCAAATCATCTAAGTGATCATTAAACGCTGCTTGGATTCTTGCGATATACGGAGAGATAGTTTCAGTATAGAAACTCAACATTGATTGGCCGTAGTTGCTGTATTTGACGTTAGCTGCACCTGAAATTAAATGTTCAGGAATACGGAAAATAGCGCAAATCTCACGCATACCAAATTGACGGCTTTCAAGGAACTGTGCGTCAACGTTTGATACAGTAATAGGGGTATAAGTAGCAGTACCTTGCAGAATAGCTAGCTTGCCGGATGCTTTTGCTCCGTTTGCAAAGGTTGCTTCCAGTGCATCGATGTTCTCGTTCATTGCTGTTTCGGCAAATTCTTCTTTACCTACGCCCAGTGATACGATACCAGCAGGGATGGAAGATGTTTCAGCGAACTTAATACTGTGCTCGCGTTGCAACGTACTTAGCTCGATTGCTTGCCGTGCTTGTGCGATACAGCCTAGCCCCTTCAACAAATTGCCGGATGCCATCCGAATATGCAGTACCTCGTGCGCAGCATATTCAGTTTTATATCCTTGAATACCCATTTGTGGGTTTAAGTTGAGGGAATAAATTAGCTTGCCTTGTCGGAGCTGAGGTGTAACACAGGAGGGATGTTCAACGGGGAAGATAGATACAACTTTACCACTCTTAGGTTTATCTCTAGTACCACCAGATCGGTTGATAACTGCGTAGAAATTTCCATCCGTACACAAGTGGTAGATTACCATTTCAAGGAACTGTTGCATTGTTTGGAAGTCATTAGGTTTCTTTGTGAGCACTTTCAGCATTTTGTCTTGCTGGATGCGTTCATCACCTGTTTCGGTTTCGCGATACAAATAAGCTGGTAGTTTGCCTACTGTTTCCGCGATAATCTTGATACAAGCAAGTACTGTTGGGTCTGCTACTGGTGATACGCTCTGGCCGCCGCTTTTATAATAGTTAGCGATGTCCGTTGCACTCAGTCCTTTGACCTCAACGTTGCGATTGCTTCTGTTGAAGTGATTCATTTTTTGCCCTTATTGTTATTATTAGTGGGTGTTGGTGGGGTGTTGCAGTATTTATAACTGGTGTTGTACAAGTGGATTTTGTACAAAAAATAAGCGATTTGTAACAGGTTTTGGTACTAAGTAAACACTAATCCTTATACTTAGTAGTAAAACCCGTTACATTTTTCTATCTGCCACCAACAGTCAAAGCACGAGCAACGCCCTTCTTGTAGCGCGGCGTTTTTTCTTCTCTATGCACAAAACCAGCAAGTGCAGTGATGATCGCTTTCACGCAGTCGATTTTAAACTCTGAGTGTTTGTTCTCTTTAACAACGGACACTAAGTTATTCTTGTCAACGTCTATGTATGAGTTCGTCATGCACCATTCAAGCACTGCGGATCCGTTATGTGTTAGTTCGTGCTCTAGCACTAGGCGTTCAAATAATTTAGTTGGCTCGTTCAAATCCTTTTTACCTTGCCCGCGTAAATTAGCTGGTAGCTTGCGCTTCTTAAGATTACGTTCAAGTTGGTTTGCGTTCCAAGGATCAAGCTCTATTGTTTTTACGTTGAACATCCGGCAAGCATCAACTAGTTCATCTTCAAGTAAATCAAAATCACAACTTGCACCATCCGTTAGTGTAAAGCTGCCGTCCTTTTGGTTTGCCCACTTTGTATAATTTGACCGTGCAGTATCAGTAGCATCAGGTAACTTATCTATAGGGAAGAATGCTTTTGTAAAGCACGTAATGTTTTCGTCCTTGTCTACAAATACGTAGCCGATAGCAGATAAGTCATCTACTAAGCCAACGTCAACGCCCAAGTAACAGTCCAGATCATCCCTACCTGCAAAGTCCTCTAGCTTCAAGCCGTTATTAGCTGTTGCTCTAATATCATCGTACATTAGCCATTTATCTGCGCTTTGCACGAATACGTTCAAGTACTTGGTGAGGAAGTTAGGTCTAGCTGATGGTCGCAGAGCAGCATCATTAGCAAGCGCAACAAGTTCGTCACGACCTCTAGCACCACTGCGCATTGATGGGTTTGCTTTATGCCACGCGGTGTCTGAGTTGAACGCATCACCTTCATCTATTGTATAAAGTGCGCAGAACTTAGTTTCTGATAGTTCAGGTGAACTTTTATTTTTCAGGATGCCTTCATCAGTACCAAACAACTCGTGACCGATACACCCTAAATTACTGCCTGCGGTACTGATAACAAAAAACATTGGGTTTAATCGAGAACCCATAGATGTTTTCATTACATCGTACACCGCAGGTGATTTAAATGAGTGGATTTCATCTACAACAGCAAAGTGTGAGTTCAAGCCATCCAAGTTATCTGGAATACTGTTCTTGTATTCCATTTTGGCATTAAGTGAGTCACAGTAAATGGCATCGTTGTTCATCCTCAAGTCAAAGATCTGAGGCAGCACACTCTTCTTGAGCATCTTTCTGGAATCGTCAAACACGATCCTTGCTTGCTTACCTGTTGGGCCAGTTGTAAACACATCCGCACCCACTTCGCCATCCATAAGCAGCATATAAAGCGCTACGCCGCACGCTAACGTGCTCTTGCCGTTCTTACGTGCCACGAATACGTCTGCATACTTAAAGCGCCGGAGAGCGCGTCCTGTAACGTGTAGCTCCTTCTGTACCCAGCCAAACATTGAGCCTACCAGGAACTGTTGCCACGGTAGCAACTTGAACTGCTCAGATGTTCCTTTTACGTGGCTTAGGTATGTGTAAAAGTTGATTACCTTATAAGCGTATTCGTTGCTGAACTTATATTTGAAGCCTTCTTTTTTTGCTCGTTGCATATCGATGATATGACGCACACAAGCTAGCTTAATGTTTAAGCAAGTTTCATCTTTGTATTTGGTAAGCGACTCATAACAGTACTGGTGTACCCATCTTGGGCTTTGGTCTTCATCCTTTAAATTAAAGTTGTACTTCTCGATATCGATGCCGTAGGTCTTGAACAGGTTTATGTCATCAACAAAGTCCTCGTAATGCAAAGCGTTCCAGTCTTCATATGTCATTTCCATTACAGATCATCCTCGCCAGATTGGTAAGATGACTGCATTGCTTTTAATAGTTCTTCACGCTTTAGTTTTGCGTCTGCGGATTCAAGTTGCAGTGCTGCTTTAGATTTAGGTGTAAGCCCAAGTTCCTTGAGCCCTTCAAAGATATCTTTGTAGGCTTTGTCTCTAACGTAGCCCATTGGGTTTTGGATTTTGCGTACTTGGCCTTTATCACCTACTTGGTCGATAGTTTCGCCCAACGTGTCGATGTCATCTTGTGCTGTTTTGAATGCCACGTAGCGGCTAGACACCATTGTAATAAGCACACTAAATTCATCCGGCGAGTCACCTCTTGCTTCTAATGCGTCACACAGCAGCTTTTGGAATAGCGTACTCAGCCTATTCTTGGCGATTAGGTTGGTATTTTTCATATTGTGTTCCTTTTATTATTTTTATAATTCGGAGAAAAACACAGAAAAAACGCTGTTTTCTGTGCAAAAACCACAGTTTTCTTTAAGAAAAATGCAGAAAAAAGGCCATATTTTGGCCTTGTGTATTTTTCCGTGTCCTAGCACGGAGAAATTAGCTAAATCTGGATATTTCAGGAGGGGGCGTGAATATAGCGCGGAGTGTGGGATAATGCGTTTCTTAATGCGGGGGTTCTGGGGAAATGATTTT